AAAAAATGAATTATGGCATCTATGTAAATGGAGGATTATTAGTTGAAACTTGTAGTATTAATTTTATGAAAAATAAATCAAATATAGTATTAAATTAAATAAGATAGACTAAATAAAAAAAATTGAATTTTATTTTGCTTATCCATTAAATTATTTAGTATGTCGTCTGTTAAGTTTACTAATATATTAAATACTGGTCTTGAGTCTCCTAAGCCTAAAGTAAGGGCACGTTCCCCTCCCCCTTTAATTCGGAAAAGATTTCGTATACAGGATGAAGATGAAGATGAAGAGTCAGTTGATGAGTTGAAAAACGCTGGAGATTTTCATCTTGATGAAGTCAAGGGACGTGTTCGAAACTTTGCTGCTCCTTCTTTATCCAGAATGTATGTTACAAATATAAAGAAATTCATTGACTCACTCAATACCGAGGAGATGAAGGCTATAATTACACGTGGCTATATTCTTTACATGGGAGATTTGCACGATAAGGCTGTCAAGAGCTACTTTATGAAGCATAAGGAAGCTTTGGGTATTAAGAAGATTAAGAAGAAGATTGTTTTTGATGAGCCAAGTCAATCTACATTGGATTATCTGAAGACTCACCAGAGTCGTTAATTGCTTAGAAAAAATTGAATATTATTTTATCAAAAAACTACCTAATTTAATTTATGTCATATTATGAAACCTATCTATCATTAGATATTGAAAAGAAAGTCTTACCCAGAGATTTTATTAATTTGTTACCAAAGTTGTCTCAACTTTCTACTATTATTGTTGAAAGGTCAGATGGAACTTTTGTTGATGGTAAATTTTGTGCTGAACAATTTATTATTTGGGGAAAAAATTTTAACACTTGGCTACTACCAATGATATATACCGTTGCTGGTGAAAAACGCATAAAATATATGTTAATTGATGATTTAGTTCTTTCTGGTCTATCCTCATATGAAATTATGGCTTTAAAAAATATGCTTAACTATGGAATTTATAAATCATTTATAATAGCTAATTTTCATCACATATCACCTCGATTAACTGCTATACCAACAGCTCCGCAATTATTTAGTGAGAATAAATTATATACTGATTTTACAAGAGTTACACCTGAGTTTGCACCAGAGACTGCTTTGGATCTTCCGGAACCATTATTTATTTAGAACTCTTATTTATTAAATTTAGTATAAAATATTTTAACAAATTAATTAATGAACTTAATAATTTTACCAAATCAACTATTTCCTTTAAAATTAATCAAAGATAAATTTACTCATATTTATCTAATTGAAGAACCTAGATATTTTACTGATTTTAAATTTCATAAGTTAAAGCTAATGTATCATCGTGCATCAATGAAAAAGTATGCTGCTGATGCCAAAGTTCCAGTTACCTACATAGAATTTGATAATGTCCACTATTCTAAACTAAACAAAAAGGATACATTTTACTTTAATCCTATTGACCATAAATTAAATAAAAAATTTAAGAAAGAATTAAGCAAAGCTACAATGATAGAAAATATAAACTTTCTTTTAAATCCATCTGAAATTGAAGAGAATAAAGATTTATTCTATAAAAATAAAAAATATTCGCATGATAATTTTTATAAATTTCAAAGAGAGAGGCTTGATATATTAATGAAAAACAATAAGCCAGTTGGTAATAAATGGTCCTTTGATACGGAAAATCGAAATGCTTTGCCCAAGGGTATTACCATTCCCAAAATACCAAAAGTTAAAAAAGATAAATATTACAAAGAAGCTTTGACTTATGTGGAAAAACATTTTCCAAAGAATTATGGAGAAACAGAAGAATGGACATTTCCTATAGATACTAAAGGAGCTATTAAATGGTTAAAGAATTTCATTGAAAAGAGATTACCTAAATTTGGGCCTTATGAAGATGCAGTTGATACTTCAAATCCTTTTCTATTTCATTCAGTTTTAAGCCCAATGATGAATATTGGTATCTTACCAGATGTATTAGTAGTTGAAATTACAAATAGTTATTATGAAAAACATAAATCAAAAATTCCTATAGCTTCATATGAAGGATTCATTAGACAAGTTATTGGCTGGAGAAACTATGTTTATTCAGTTTATATGTTAGAACCAGATATGTACAATGATAACTTTTTAAAGGCTCATAAAAAAATAGACGAAAGATATTGGTTAGGAACAACTAATATTAAACCAATAGATGCAATTATAAAAAACATTGTTAAATATTCTTATGCTCACCATATTGAACGATTAATGTATTTGGGTAATTGGTTTTTAATAAATCAAACAGATCCTAAAGAAGTTCATAGAATATTTATGGAATGGACTGTTGATGCTTATGATTGGGTGATGGTTCCTAATATTATGGGAATGAGTCAATATGCTGACGGGGGTAAAATGATGACCAGAATTTATTTCTCGTCATCTAATTACATTGATAAAATGAGTACTTTTAAAAGGAAAAAGGATGAAGATTGGTGGAAGATGTGGGATGCTATTTATTATTCTTTTATTCATAAAAATATAAAGGTATTAGAAAGCAATTATGCAACAGCAAGACAAGTTAAACATTGGAAAGATAAATCTGATAGTGAAAAAGATAAAATATTAGATTTAGCAAAAAAATTCTAATGGAATTTTTGTTGAATTATTAAATGTATGAATAACTTTCTAAATATATGAATAACCTTCTCCTGGCATTGCTGCCATAGGTTCATTACTATTAAACTCTTCCATAGTTTGACTGGATTCTTTATTGTTTTTTGCTAAATCGGCTTCATAATCCTTATTACCGATTGATGTGCTTTTCCCTTGAAGATTGTCAATAATTTGTTCTCTTAATTTATTTTTGACAAGATCAAATTGTTGTGCTTTTGCAACTGATATTTGAATTAATCCTTTTTCTAAAATAGTTTCTAATTTAATTTGTCCTCCAAAGGTTGATAATATTAAGTTTGCAACAGCTAATGCACTAGCTTCATCTTTAGAAGGAATAATTAATTCACCAGTTTTAGCATCAAAATCTAAATTAGGAATTACTTCTTTCCAAGATTGATAATCATTTAGTGAAGGAATCTTTACTTTAATAAAAAATTTAAAGGGGAAATCTTGTTTATATAAATAAATAATTTGACTCCATGGTTTAGGTTCGTTAAATACCCATACTATATATTCATTATCTTTATGGTCACGAGGGGTGCCAAATAAGTCTAATGGAACCTTTTGTTTCTTCTTTAATGATTTTTTATTTTTTTTGTTTTTTTTTTCTTTAGAGTCAGATTCAGTTTCACTTTCTGATGCATTTTCAGCAGCAGAATCAGGAGTATCATTTATTGCAACGCTATCTGATTTAGTTTCGTTAGTATCATTGTAATATTGGATTACTTGATTTAATACTAAATATAAAATTAAGATTATTAAAAACTGATTTATCATATTTAATTAACTTAGAAAATTATTTTAATATTATTATTTTTTTCTATTATAATTTATTAGTATGGAAAAATGCATTATAGTTAATTTACAAAAAAGTCCAAAAACAATTTTTGAATTTATGAATTTAATATCATTTCCATTTCATTTTAAATTTTTTATAATTATTATTGGAATATTATATTATGAAAATTTAATAAGTATAAGACAATGTGCTATTTTAGCAATCGCTCAAATAATAAATATTACTATTAAAAATATAGTAAAAAGAAAAAGACCCTATGATGAAAATGATTCAATTGAAAATCTAGAAAAATTAAAACTAGATTATTATTCTTTCCCTTCTGGACATACTTTAAATGCATTCTTGCTATTTTATATTTTGAGAGAGAATGGCATAGTTAATAACTATTTTAAAGTAATTCCTTATTTAGTTGGTTTAAGTAGAATTGTTTTAGGTGTTCATTACCCTACTGATGTTATTGCAGGGGGTCTTTTAGCAAAAGGTATAATGTTACTTTCTTCGAACTGGTTGTCTATATAATAATTTAAAGATATCATCACTTTCTTCTTCATCTTCAGTATATACCAATTCCAACATTGTTTCAATTCTACCTTGTGAAATTAATTTTTCATAAATATTTAGTTCACCATAATTAAATTGTTCTAATTCAAAGTATTTGATTAAACTAGAATATTCATAAAAACGATTCTCTATTGTTTCTATTAATAATTCTTTTATTGTGTCTCCATTAAAATTAAATCTAATTTTTTCTTCTTTAGTTAGTTTAGATTCTAATTTAGAATCTAAGACTCTAAAGTTAGATTTATAAAATTTTTCAAAACTATAAGGTTTAACTTTGTTTTTTGCATATTTATACATACTATTATCATAGTGATTTAAATACAAAAAAATTTGTTGATTTTTGTAATAATTAGAACTAAATTCACTATAGTTACAAAATTCGTTGTAAATCTTTGCTGTTTTATAACTAAAAGTTAATCCTAATTCAGTTACTAATTCAATTATAAATTCATCTTTAATCTTTTCTTTTTTATCATAAAAGTAAAATTGATTCATATAATTTACAACCAATTCTTTACCAAATTCTATAAAGATAGCTAAATCACCATTTTTATCAAAATGCATTAAAGATAATCCTTTTTCTATTTTATTTACATAAAATTTACTATAAGCTTCAGTCGAATCAAAATAATATGCATAAAATACTTTTCCTAAAATATTAATTTCGTTATATTTATTAGCTAATTCTTTCAATCTGTTTAATAATTCGAATTTATTAGTAACATTTTCTTTATTTAAAAAACTAAAATCTAATTCCGGAACTTGAGAATTAATTTGTTTAATGCCCTTTAGCTTAGGATATCCATAATCAATTAAATCAAATTCATACTTTTTATTGATTGCTTTTTCAAATGTTTCATTAATATGATAATATTTAAAGTTATCATCTCTAGATACTAATTTTAATTTAGTAAAAGGGGGTAATAAAAATTCTTCTTCTTTAGGAAACAAAGAAAAGTGTTCTAGAAATAATCCGTGTTGCCCCTTCTTAATGTTAATCTTAATTAAAACCATTCCAAAAATACCAGTTAAACTAGGAGCATAAAAAGGATCACGTGTAGAAGATATAAAGCCTTCATCAACAAAAGTTTGTCCAACTTTTAAATGATTTAAGAATTCATCATCAGTAACAAAACGATACATTTGATAATTACTTTCTAACTTTGGGCTTTGTTTAATCGTATCTACAGTATTCATTAATTTTTTATGAAAGAATTTATTTAATTCACCAGATTTATTTTTTCTTAGAAATCTATTTAATATAGTTGAACCAATAAAGGAAAAGAAACAAATATCTGAAATTGCATTATTATTATAAATGGTAACAGTGTGTTCTTTAATTTCCTCAAAAGATACATCGTTTTTAGAAATTGTTTTACAAACTTCATAATGCTTTTCGATATCAGCTAATTCTTCTAGTTTAATATTTTTTCCAATAATTCCCATATTTTGACCTAATTTAATTAGTTCAATTTTAGTGTAATATGGTTTTAAATAAAAGATATAAGGATTAAAACTATTTCTTTTACAAATACTAATTGATAAACCTAAAGAGGTTGAATATTCATATAGCACCTTATAAGAGTTATCAATAAGAGTATCAATATCATAGTTTTCAATGATAGTTAACATTGATTTTAATCTTAAAACGAGTGCTTCTAATTGTTCTTTATCTTCACCTTTAGAACTAGATACTTTCTCTTTACTCTTATCATATTTTTGTTTAATCCATTTAATAACGTCGTGAGTTAAGAATCTATAGTTAGATTCAGTTAATCTAAAAAATAAATTTTCTTTCTTGATAGGATAAATTGTTTGAGTATAAATATCATACATTGGTATCAAGTCTTCAAACTTGGACAATTTTATCTTATCAGTTTTATTTTTAATCTTAACTTTTTTAGTAAAAATTTCTTCAATTAAAATTTCATTAATTTTCATTTAATAATACATTAAATGAGAATAAATTTAATAATTCTTATCTTTAAATTTAATATTCATCTTTAAAAATGTAATGAATAAAAATTATTATCCTATTTGCTTAAAGCAAATACGTGAACATTATCCAAGTTTTCAGTAACATCAGGAACTTCTATAAATTTTTCTTTTTGCATAAAATATAACCATGCGACAATTATAATTAATACAGCAATAATTATTTCAATCATATACTTTACCAGAGAATTTTATTATAGGATTTTTTATAATCTAATCTATTACAATGGAATTTGAATTCTGGAAATTAGGATGTTTAATGAATATATTAGTTTTATCTTATGGAATATATAAAATATTTTATTCAATTGAAGATGATGTTAAAAAAACTTTTGGATGTAAAAATTGTTACGCTGCTAAATTAGTTTTATCAATTTATCTGTCTATAATTGGATTAAGTAGTTATTGTCTTATATTTAATGATAAATCTATTGCAAGGAGCTTATTCTTAATGCAAATTATTTATAAAATAATTATGTTTGCAGTATTTGATGCTTATGCAACAAATATGATAACAATAGTAAATCTAATGATGATTCCAATATTGTTTATAAGTTTACAGATTGGTTTCTAATTAAAAAAAATGAATTAAAAAAACTTTATTTATTTAATAGTATATTAATGCTTACTATTAAACAAATTTTCTCTAATTATGAATTTATGAAACCTATTCAGGTTTCTGGATGGGTTCAAACAACTAGGTCTCAAAAGGATATGACTTTTATTAAATTAAATGATGGAACTCATGCTGAAGGTATTCAAGTGGTAGTTAATAATTCTAATAATAAATACACAGTAGGAACCTCTTTAGAAGTACATGGACAATTAGTTGAATCCCCAGCTCAAGGACAATTATTTGAATTGGTTGCAAATGAAATTATAGTATTGGGTATAGCTGAACCAAGTGAGTATCCTTTGTCTAAAGGTAAAATGTCTTTGGATTATCTAAGAAATTATCAACATCTTAGAACTAGAACCAATACTTTTGGATGTGTATTTAGAATTAAATCAGCTATTAGTCACGCAACTCATCGTTTTTATGAAGAAGAAGGTTTTTTACATTTGGACCCAAATATTTTAACAATTAATGAATGTGAAGGTGGTGCAGGTGTATTTCAAGTAACTGAAAAAGATATTTCTATTCCTTCTAAATTACCTTTGATTACAGTTGAAATGAAGGATGAAAATGGCAAAATTTTTAAGAAACATACTGAAGAATATAATTGGGCTCAAGACCATTTTAAAAAACCTGTTTATTTAACTGTAAGTTCACAACTATCATTGGAACCTTTGGCCTGTTCTTTAGGGAAAGTTTATACTACTAATAAATCATTCAGAAGTGAACACTCGTCAACCCATAAACATTTATCTGAATTTACTCATTTGGAGATTGAATCTTGTTTTCTAGATTTGAATGAATTAATGAACATTGGAGAGAGATATATTAAATATGTGGGTAAATACTTATTGGATAAATGTAAAAGTGATATTGATGTATTATCTTCTTTTGTTTCTAAAGGTTTAAAGGAAAGACTAGAAACAATTGTTTCAGTTAATTTTACAAGAGTTAGATATGAAGATGCTATTAAAATAGCAGGTGCTACTTATGGGGAAGATTTGTCATCTGAAATTGAAACACTTTTGACTGAACACTTTAATGGTCCAGTCTTTGTAACTCATTGGCCTATTTCTATTAAAAGTTTTTATATGAAAAGAAATCTAGAAAATTCGAATTTATGTGATAACTTTGATTTACTAATGCCTTATAGAGTTGGTGAATTGATTGGTGGTTCAATGCGTGAAGATGATTATAATAAACTAATTGAAATGATGAAAGTCAAAGGGGTTAGCGAAGAGCCCATGAAATTTTATACTGATTTGAGAAAGTTTGGGAGTGTACCGCACGGTGGCTTTGGTCTGGGACTAGATAGGATGACCATGTTGTTTACTGGAATGGAAAATATTAAAGATACAGTTCCTTTTCCAGTTTACTTTCAAAATTGTGAATATTAAATAAATAATTTATAATAGCTACTTTCAGAACATATTACCAAAGGACATAATAATATAAATTAAGAGGTTAACATAGTGATATCGTCATCTACCACAGTGGCATCGTCGTCTATTACAGTACCATCGTCATCAACATCTATTACCGTTGTTTGATCATCAACATCAATAACACCATCGTTAGGCACAGGTAATTTATCCTCAAGAATTTTAGCAATTTCAGGATTATCAAAGATAGATGTTTCCTTCGATTTCTTAATATCTTCCAAAGGCTTTTCTAAATCTTCCAAAGGCTTTTCTAAATCTTCCAAAGGCTTTTCTAAATATTCTGTGTGTTGAGAACGCATATGATTATATAGATATACTTTTTGGGTTGAAATAAATCCACAACCAGAAACCTCGCATTGAAATTGTCTACCCGTCTCATTATTATGAATTCGCATATGTCTCCTTAGATGACCGTGCATTCTAGCAACATACCCACAACCTGGAATATTACACGGATATAATTCCGATTTATTGTGTCGAAACATATGTATTTTGAGTTTCTTCTCTATAGTTGTAGTATAACTACAATCGGATATAGGACACTTTAATGAGCGCTCATTTGTGTGGGTGTGAATATGTCTATTAAGGTTGGTAATCGTTGTTGCACTGTATCCACATCCCGGAACCTCACAGGAAAAGGGACGTTGATTATTATGGTTACGCATATGTACCATAAGATTAATACGAGTTCCAGTATACTCACATCCTGGAACTTCACAAGAATACTTTCCCGTGTGTCTAATAAATCTTTCATCCAGACTAAAATCAGCTGGAAATATTATAGTTGCGTACCCATTTCGAGAACCACCGTGTGAAATACTCATTCGGTAGTAATTAAAATTTCTCAAGATAGATTGCCAAACAAGTTCTGTTCCACAAAAGTGGTTGAAGGCTTTAACAAATTCATTTTTGATGCAATGCAACTTATTATTTGAGAACACCATAGTAATAGAGTTCTCTTCCAGAAACTTAAAAATAGCAGTATCCTCTGCAAAAATTTGATTTATAAATAATTGTATATTATCACCAAAAGACATAAAATAAATTAAGTATACGTTATAGGGTTGAAATTTCAATTTTTCTATTTACTTGTCTCACTATCATATAAATTCAATTCGCATGGTGGGCTAGGTGCTGGTGTATTTAGATAAAATCTAGGTGAAGAGGACCCTTTATCAACGAATTTATCTATCTTGAAATAGGTATCTTCTATATTATCTGACATTCTACAAAAGCTAACAATTTCTGCGTGAGAAAGTTTTTGTTCCCAACTCAAAGGAAACTCATTATCAAATTCAGTAGTCCAATAATGTTCTAGAATTTGTTTAATATCATCAATGGTTGCTTTAGTCATATTTATTTTAAAATCTATTCTACCAGGTCTAATTAATGCACTATCTAAATGTTCTGGTTTATTAGTAGTCATTATTATTATTCTACCAGGACATTCATTTAATCCATCTAAAATATTTAAAAAATAAGAAAGATTATTATTTTCATCATTAACTGGTTTATCCTTTTTATTTTTTTTACTCATATATTCTTTTATTGTATTTTCTAAATCTAAATCTTTATTTATTGATTTATCACTAGATAAATCTCTATCTTTAACTATATCTCCCATTGCATCTATATCTTCAAACAAAAGAATCCTTTTGTTTTGAGGTATAATTATATCTTGTGTAATTTGTTCATCGCAAATAATTTCCCTTAACCTAGTAAAATTAAAATTATTTGATAATTTTATATCTATCCCATGTCTTCCTGTTAAATTCATTAGAGCTTTAATAAATCCAGTTTTACCACAACCAGGTTCTCCCCAAAGTAAAATACCTAATGTATATGGAATTCCTCTATCTTTATACCATTGTTCATTTTCTAAGAAAAATTTAATTTTATCAATTAAATCTTTTTTACCTGTGAAAAATCTATTTTCAAAAGTAACATTTGATACCCAAGAAGTATAAAAACAATCTACTTCTTCATTACTATTATCCCAAGTAACTTCTATTAAAGATTGACCCTCTAACATTTTTGTTTTAATATAATTTTTATATTCTTTTTCTATCTTATCAACCCATTCTATTAATTTTTTCATTGGTAAAATTGGTGAACTAATTTCTAAATTTTGATATTCTACCCAAATTATCTTAGTTCCAAATTCAGTTTTATCTTTTTCAGTTGTAAAAACTCTTCCATAAATATCTTTATCTATTAAAAATTTATTACTTTGAATAACTTGATATACAGAAGCTTCTACTTCATCACTTTCTTTTCTATAATTATATTTTTTAATTTCAGTTTCCATTAATGATTTTACAGATGGATCATTATTATTATTTATAAAATGCATTATTGCTTTATATTTACTAGAAACATCTTTATCAGAAGATTTAAATGTTAATTTATATTCTTTATTTTTCTCACCAAATAAATTTTGAATATAAATATTAATTGATTTCTTTATATTTTCATTATACATACAAGTTGTTGAAAAAATTAAAATCATAGACATTACGATATCTATGATTATATAACCAGAGCTTATCTTATTTAAATTAGTAACAATGAGATTTATTAGAATATAATCCATAGACATTAATCTTAATAAAGTATTAAAAAATTATATATTCATCAATTTTTTTGTGAATTAAAGTAATGTTAGCAGACTATTGGTGGGTTTTTATATTAATAATATTCGTAATAATGTTAATTACCCCTAACAAGGTAGAAAAGATGAAAAATACAAAGAAATATAAAAATAAGGAAATAAAATTACATCCTGATTTGATATTAAAAAATATAAATAAAATAACTGGGTATTACGTTGGGGTTTCATGATAATGAAACCACAATCCTAATTTTGGAACAAAATTAATCCAGTAATTTCTCAACTACCAGAATTTGATTATTACACGCCGTATTATCAAATGCTTTTAGAAAATAATCAGCTTGTTCCTCAGCTCTAAATTCAATATAAGCAGCAGTTGACCGAGTGGTTCCTCCTTGTCCTAAATAATTATCCCTTGATACTAAATTTAATTTATAAACTTGTCCCCAGTCTTTAAGAAGTTCATATAAATCATCTTCTAAAATATCATTGGGTAAATTAGAAAGTTTAACTTTACCGTGTTTAGATGATTTAAAATCTCGCCTGGGATAGGGTTGGTCTTTATCACGATGATGATCCCTATCTCTAGGTTGATGATCCCTTTCTTTAAAGTCTCTTCTAGGCTTTTCATCTATTTGTTTTTTAATCTTATCTTCTACTTTATTTTCCTTTTCTTTACCACACTTAATAGTCAAATGTGGACCCTGACATTTACGACATACAATCTTACTTTCATTATCCATTACTATATAAGAATTATTCATTAATAATTTTTATATCAATTTTTGTAAAAAATTGATAATATATAACAAAAAACTATAATATATAATATAAATGGTTGCTCTAGAAATAGACTTGAATGATTATCCAATGTTGAAATCTTTCAAGAAGAAGGATTTGGATAAGATAATTGTAGAATTATTTCAATTAGGTTATAAATTAACTTTTCCTCCCAAAGATGAAACACAAAATAC